CAACATTAATTGAAGCAACAGTAGCGTCAACTTTTTTAATAGTTGCTGTACCACCTGATTGTGATGTTACCGTGTCTCCAACAGCAAAAGTACCAGCAACAGTTTTAATTCTTACTAATCCTTTATTAACATCAAACGTATCAATTATTCCACTTCCAGAACTAGTACTAGTAATAGTAGTATTTACTGAAAATGATCCTATAACACCTGTTATAATACAACTATTATAAAATCCTAATTGTGGAGGTGTAGGCGCTAATTCATATTTCTTTCCTAACTCAATTGTTTTTAATTTGACAACTCTACCAATTTCATTACCCCACGCTCTTACAGTTGCTGTTGTGCCTGTATTTGAAGTTACAGTAACATTTGGTAATATAGAATAACCTGAACCATTTTGTATTAAAAATAAATCTTCAATTGTTCCATTACCTGAACCACTTTCTTGCATAATGACATTACCAAAATATGGGTCAGCTGACATTGTGCCTTCTTCTAGTGTTATTTTATTTCCTGTGTCATCTTCATTACTAATACCACCATTAATAATTTTTACAAAACCACTTGCATTTGATCCACCTGTACCAATATTACTAAAATTTAAAACATCTCCAACTTGATAATTTATTCCTGGATTATCAATTACAATTTCTGTAATTCCACCTGTACCAGTTTCATCAATAGAAAATACAGCACCAGTTCCACCTGCAACAAGTGAAACAGTATCAGCTGTAGTATTTAATGTACCATCATTTTGAATTGCTTTTGTTCCTGGAATACCTGTTATAATTGCTTTAATATACCAATCATCTGTATCAGAAGCAGTACCTTGTACTTGTTCTCCAACTAGAAATGTGCCTTGAAGTGAATCATTATTTAATATAAATTCAGCAATAGTATCTTCACCAATTTGATACGTTGCAACATTTTCAATAACTGCATAGGCACCACTAGTAGAACCTGTAATTGTTCTTCCAATTAATTGTGTTGTATCACCTATATCTGGAATTACTCTTAAAACTTTTAATGTATCAAATTTACCATCTGATACTCTTAATAACTGTTCTCTAGGATAAAATATTTGTGCTTCTTCATTAAATAATATTCTAAAAAATATTTCGTGTCCTTTATTTGTACCTTTAGAACGATAGAGTGAATTAACATTTTTAATAAGACTTCTTTTATTAACATCATTTGCTAATGTATCTGGTAATGTTGCAAGAAACTCATCTCTAAAATTTGATAAAAAATTATTAATTACATTATCTGGATCTCTAAAATGAATTAAGTCAGAAATATTATTTACAGGATTTGGTTTATAACTATCTATAGTTGCATATGCATTTGAAGTCCCACCTACAACTATTTCTCCTTTTATAAATTTATTTTGAGCAGATATGAATAAACGACCAGTATTTAAATCTTCGGTTAAAACTGTTGCTATTGCGTTAGATGTTTGACCTGTTATAATTTCTCCACGAGTAAATTTTCCATATTCAGTACCAGAGTAAATTTCAAAAATAATTTTATCACCTACGTCAAGTGGTGTTCTTGCAGTACCTATAGCACTAGCATCCAAAACTAAATTATTTGCTTGTGCTGTTTCTGTTTCTAATAAAATACCTTCTGTAGATTTAACAGAAGTTACTGATAATTCAGCAGACTCTAATAATAGGTAATAGACTTTAAGAAATTCAGCAAACTTTGGATGTTGTGCAATTACAAATTCTGGTAATTGACTATGAAGTATTGTAGAAATTTTATCACTAAATTTTGCCATTTGTCATTAATAACTGGAAGTTGTTGTGTAGCCCACACCAGCTTCAGCAGAACCTCCTACAAAAGAATCAGCGGTAACTGTTATTCTTGAATTCGCAACATCAATTTCTATAATTTGGTCTCTAACAGGAACCACATCATTTGAATTTGGTATTACTGTTAATTGAACTATAGTTGAAGTTTTTCCTCCTATATTTGTTATACTAGCAATATTTAAAGAGTTAATTGTAATTGCACCTGAACTATAATCAATTGTACCTTGCGTTGAATTTAAATAACTTTTTACACCACCTCCTATATAATATAATCTTACATTACCTTCGCCGTCATCATCAAAAAAGCATTCGTTATCATTTCCATCTATTTTAAATCCTGTTGAACTTAATATACCACCTGTAGTTGCTAAATGTCCAGAGTGTGGGTTATACAATGCATTTCTAAAATAGATACTATACTTTGCTGATGTTAAAAGTATTGGTGTTAAATTTTTTCTTATTTTAACAGTTGTTATGTTTGATAAAATACTTTCGTCTGTATCATCAATTAAACCTGTAACTTTTGAATATCTAAATACAGAGTCAAACTTTTGTAAATTTTCTGTATTATAATTTATTAGTGTAGTAATGATATCAGCTTTTATAGTTGAAGCAGTTTTTGCTGTTGACTTTTCATTGTACTTAACATTTGAAGTAATTAATAAGGATGTTGTTTCTGGATCTTTTATAACAGGTCTTACTGAAGCAACGTTAAAAGGTCTTAATTGAGTTACAATATCTGCTTTCGTTGTATCAGTTAACGTAGAACCTGAAGCAGCTTTAATAGAAATATTTACAACACCATATTGTGGAGTTTCATCATCTTCACCACCCCACGCACTTACTGATAATGCATTTGGATAAATTGATTTAACCAACGTTTCATAATCAGTTGCTGTAACTGCTCTATCTTGAGCAGTGTATTGTAAAGGTGCATTAAATTTTATTGATTCATTTGTTTCACCTTCTGAACCTCCTTGAGAATTTGAATTAGTTGTAATAGTAACGTCTGTATAACCACCAACATTTCCTGATAATGTAAACGCTGAAGCACCATTTGAATCTGTTCTATTAGTGATAACATATTCTAAAATAATTATATTACCATCACTTAATTTTTTACCTGTTACACCATCACCAAAATAAATTTGAAATTTTCCATCAATTGATTCTTGTATAAAATAAACTTTTGAATCACTTGCTACACTATTATAACCACCTGCTAAAGTATAAACTGCTTGTGTTGTATCAGTTGTACTATTTTGAACTGTAACTTTTAATGTTGATGTATCTGCTGTATTAGTTGGTACAATTAATTTTTGGTCTGGATCATTTATGTCATAAGCATATTTAAATGTAACCAACGTTCCTTCATAAACTGTAACATTGTTAAATTCATAAACACCATCAATTGGTGAAATTGTTATATCTTCATTTGTTACATACTGATATTCTACTGTATCAACTATAGTTCCAAAAACTGTTCCTTTCTGCATTGTAACAGACGAACCTATTGCGTCATTTAATTTAATATTAATAGATGCTCTAGGTGCTCTAGGAGATGAAGGTGTATAACCTAACATCTTTGCTAATGATACAATATTATTTCTAATATCAGCACTATCCAAATACAATTCGTTAGTTGACATATTAGCAATATATGACAAATAGTGAGTGTTGTAAGATAGTACATCTAATAGAATTGAAAGACCAGAACCATCAAAGTCATAATCTTGAAATTGTGTTTGACTTTGTAAAAAAGTTTTTAGATTTGCTTTAATTTTATCAAAATCTAATTCTGATATTTGTAATTTGTGTTGTGACATTTTATCTTAACCTTTGTAATTGTATATTAACTGTTTGTGGACCTGGAACACCTACAACATAAAAATGTATATCTACTCGTAATTGATTTTTATCCACATCATCTAGTATCTGCGGATTTAGTAAATCCTCAGAATCATCATTAATTATAATTGAAGTTAAAGAAATTCTTGGTTCATAATTTACCAAAACTTCTTCTAATTTTCTTCTTAAATATATAGAAGTTAACGGTGAATAATTTTCAAAAAGAAGTTGTCTTACTCCACAACCTAATTCAGGATGGAAGAGTCTTTCATAAAAATTTGTTTGTACTAAATTTTTTACAGACCTTTTAATTGCTATGACATCTTCAATAGTATTAACATCATTAGTAACTATATTTCTACCAAAATCTAAATCTATATCTTTGAATTTCCTAGATTGTTTAGTACTAGTACTTTTAACATTTTTAGTATAATCCTGTAAAAACTTTTGATTTGTTGCCATAACAGTAATATTTATACAATATCTATATAATTAGCCTGCAAAAACATTAGTTGATCCTTGAGCCACAAATGTACAACCAAATACACCATCTCCTATTCTTCCACATCCTCTACCATTAACTCTTACCGTGAAAGACCCTAAAGTAATTGGAGCTGCGTGTGTAGGACAAGCAGGAACAAAAGGAGGCAGTAAATGTGGTGCGTTAAAATCACCTTGCCTAGAAATTCCTCTACCATTAACTCTTACATTGGTGGAATGTCCAAATCTAACTGGTACTGAACAATGTACTAAATCAATATCTCCTACTCTACATACTGGTCTTCCCATTTCCTTTTCCTTTCTTTACTAATTCTTGTAATCTTGGACCCCATTCTTCTATTTCTTTGTGTTCTGCTTCACTTTGATGAGGTTCAGGAGGCACATCTGGTTTAAATTCTACAAGATGTTCAAAATCATCTGGTATATCATCATAATTAGTATATGTGTGTAATCGTTTATTTTTTAATATAACAAATTTACCTGTTTTCATCATTTCCGTAAACTTCTCTTTCCATTCTCATTATAAATCTGTAAAATTCTTCTTCACTCATTTTATTTCTACTTTCCCACCTACTAATTCCAACTCTTTAGTTATTTTATCAGCTTCTTCTTTTTCTAGGTCTTCTTTAATTACAGAAGGAGTGTTTTCTACAAAATTCTTTGCTTCCAACAACCCCATTTCTTTAAATTGTCTAATTTTTTGAATAACTGGTATTTTTTTACCAACTTCAAACCCTATTAAAATTACTTTACTTAATTTTACTTCTATTTCTTCAACAATAGGTGCAGGTGCTGAAGTTAATGCCGCTAAATTTAAATTCCAAGCCTTTTCCAATTTTTTAGATAATTCTCCAGCTTCAATAACTGTTAATTTACCTAATTGCTCTACTAAACCATCAATTACACTTGCCATCTTTAAAACTCCTATTTTGTAAATTACCTTTTTTGTTATTATAGGTACAATACCCATTAAATTTGGGATATTTCATTAATAAACTTTTTTTAAATTTCTTAAAACTCATCGCTTGCATAATTTCAGCGGTTCCGTCATCTTTTGTAACTGTATATTCAAATTTCATTATGTTTCTTCCGATTGTCCAGGGTAGCATTCATCATTTAATGGTAAAGCGCAATCATCACAACGGCAATATTTACAAATTTCAATATTATTTGTTTCTATCATTTCTTTTTTAGGTTTTCCGCAATGGGATTCTCTTCCACAATTCTGACAATACATTTTGCCCTCCTTGTTGTCTTATATTTATTAAAAATTACAAGAAACCAGGGCAACTTGTTTTGCGATTCGTTCTAAATCAGTAACCCAATGGCATTCTTGCAATTTTACGCAAGAAACCAAGAACATAGAACAAAATATGAACAAAAATATTACTAACCTGTTGATTTTCTTCACTTTTTCCTTCATTTTTTACTTGACTCTCCCTTATATTTAGTATAGTATATAGATAATGAAAGGAACACTATGTTTAAAAGTATGAACACTTACCAATTTAGACTTGAAGGCGATTTTGATATCGAATCAGGTGTAAATAACCAAACAGTTAATGAAATCAAAGAACTGTTTACAAATAATAATAGAATTGCTGTTGTAGAAGCAGACGAATCTGCTTATGACGGTATAATCGTCAAATCTTACTCTTCAAAAGAAGATTGTCAAAGAATACTTGACGGAGAAATGATTAACTAATGGAAAAACTACTCTTACGTTGTATTGATAATGGACAAACAAAATTATCAGATGTTTTATCTAAAACTGACAAACACATAAAAGTTGTTGTAGATGGAACAAATACCAGTATAGAACTTCACAGAAAAGATGTAAACAAACCATATATTGGACGTTTTGCAGGATTAGAATTTGAGTATAATCCAGAGGTACAATAATGTGGAAAATTAATACAATCTGTATAACTGCAATAATCGTTTTGATGTATTGCAATCATTTGCTAAATATCTACGGTTAAATACTTAAAAAGGACATTTTCCTTTAGACGTATTTCTATCTTTAGCACCTACACTATAACCAATTCCAAAAGATATGGCTATCACTGTACAAATGGCTAATATGTGCCATACCCAAAACATTACTATTTTTTTACTCCTACAAGTTTATCTTTTAACATTAACTTCATCTTCTTCAAATCTTTTAACGATTTCCACGCACTAGAAGTCCTATCTAGTTGTCTTATTGTTTCTGCTTCATTAACTTTAGTCTTCAATTCTTTATGTTCTCTTTTAAACGGATTTAAATTCATCTTTTATACTCCTTTATGTTCATTAAAAAATCTTGTATGTTCTTCTTTTGTAATAGTCGCCTTTTTGCCATCCTGAATTATTATTTTAAGTTTTGTATCTGTTAAATAAAATACTGGTGATATATAATTATATTTTCCGTTTCTATAGGGTTTGTTAGCATCAGGATCATAAACATAATCATATCTTTTATCTATGACAGGTATGGTATCATAATGTGTTCCATCCTTATCTATATTCCAACAATGATGTATAATGGGTGTAGCGTTTATGTCTTCATTAAAATTATCAACTAACCAACCTAATACAAAATCAGTTCCAAAGTTTTTTGCTTCTTCAACTGACATAGTAATACATTCACGTTGTTTATAATTTGTATTTGGTCTATGTTCAACTTTTTCAATATATTTTGCTCTTGGTCTGTACTTTATAAAGCGTGTTGTCGCTTCTTTCATCTTTTCTTAACTTCTCTTAATCTAGGATTATAACCTTTCGGCCATTCCAAATTAATTGTTAATGTTGAGTTGTCTTGTTTGAGAATTCTGATTTGATGACCATTGGGAGTAGAATTATCCCAATATCTTTCGTAGTTGTCTATATCAATTACTTCATTTTTTTCTTCTAGTAATTCATCTTCAAAATGGTCAAACATTTTAGTATTAGGTGTATTGTTTGCCACATCATCTAAAAATTTATCAGTTTCTTCTTCGTCTTCTTCTTCTTCTTCTTCTTCTTCTTTTTGTCTTTGTTCCTCTTCTTCTTGTTTAAATCTTTGTTCCGCTTGTTCTTTTTGTCTTTGTTCCTCTTCTTCTTGTTTTAATCTTTGTTCCGCTTGTTCTT